GGGGCCTCCATTACTCCGATAGTAGCTAATGCTTTAAATGGTGCTGTATTTGCATCGTCTTTTGCATACTCAGCCGCCAAATTAAAGTAGGCTAAAATTTTCTGACGTCTTTCTTGTTCTTCTTGTTCCCTTACTTTTTGAGCCTCTAATTTATCTTGCTGTGCTTTTAATGCTGCGGCATTGTTTTCAAGTCCTTGCTCCGCTCTACGTTCTTGACGGTCTAAAGCTTTTGCGTTTTCTTCCGTTTCTCTATCAAAACCAGCCAGTCTTTTTTCTGATGCTCTACTCATTGCATCTGAAACCGCATTAATTCCTTTTTCGACTGCCTCAATGTCTTCTATTCTATCAGCTTTTTTCTTGGCTTTTCTTTTAGCTTCCGCCTCGTCTTCTATATCGTCGTATTTTTTGTTAACTTTTGCTAATGCTGCTCTTTGGGCTGCCTGTAATGTTGTAACATCTTGACCGTTTTGTTTAGCCTTTTCTATAATAGAAAAATATTTATCTCTTACTGCGTTTAATTCTCTATCCCTATCTGATAGTAAGCTATCAGTATACTCATTCTCTAAATCTTCTTTAGTTTGGTTAAAATCAATTAATTCTTTTTTTGCCTCTTGTTGTCTTTTTCTTTCTTCATCAAATGCTTTCTTTTTTGCGTCTGCGGTTTCTTTAATTCCTTTCTTTTCTATTCCAGTTCTTAGACTTGTTAATGCTGCAGATTTCTTTTGAAATTCTGTGTCTGATTCGTAAAGCTTTGCTTTAATTTTTTCAATTTCTAGCTGGTCTTTTCTATCAGTATCATTAAAACTCGCTTTTAATTCCGCTATTTCTAACTCTTTTTGAAGTTCTTCATTCCTTAAATTGTTAGCTTCTACTAATGCTTTTTCTGCATTAATTAAACTTAAAATTCTTTCCTCATCTGTTTTACTTTGGTCATTGGCTAATTTTACTGCCTCCTTATAAAGAAAGTTTTGCTTTGCTAATGGAACCGTGTTTCGGATTCTCATTCTTTCTAGTTCTATTTCTATCGCAACAAGTTTATCTCCTTGCGCTAAAGCTGCATTAGTAGCGTTTCCAGTTTCTTCAACAAGTTCAGACACCGAACCGACAATGTCATCAACTCCAGTAGCAACTTTTAAAGTTGCGTTTCCTGCATCTTCAAGACCTTCACCGATTAAACTAAAATCTCTGTCAACTATTCCTTGAATGACCTTTCCAACTGCCCCACCTAGTTCAGCAATAGCTGTAAACCTGTTCAATACATTGTTTACAATTGCCTCGCCTAAATCTTTAAATGCCTGAGCAGGGTCATCAATAGCCTTTTTTAATCTATCAAAAACCTTAAACGATGTGTCTTGCAGAAAGCCTACGAAAGTTTCAAAAATAACTTTTAAAGGTGTAATCACTTTAGTTAAGGCATCCGCTCCCCTTTGGGTGCTGAAAAAGGCGGCTGTAAGCGCACCAACTGCAACTACAATAGCACCGATTCCAGTACTTATTAAGGCAATTTTAAGAAATTTCAAACCCTTAGTAAATAAATTTGTTGCTCCTGCTGCTGCTACTTGTGTTGTGGCTAATGCTGCTGTTTCAACAGCTTGTTTTTTTGTAAGTAAAGAAACTACAGCTTGAATTTTTTGCAATATAAAAAGCTGTCTTGAAAATAGACCTGTCGCTGTTATTCCCTCCTGAACTCCTTTGGAATAATTTCCTACGTTCAACTTTTGCTTTTTTAAGGCATCAGAGTTTTTCTTAATCTTCAAATTGTTTTTATCCAATTGAATATTAATTTCTTTCAGTCTATCTGCGCCCTTTTTAGTGTTTAAATTTAGACCTTCTCTTTCTCTTCTTAGTGTTCTGCTGTTTGCTGCAAGTTTCTGAAGAGTGCCAGCTTGTTTATCTTCTTGAATTATTAAGTCCTGAAGTTCTTGCTTTTGTTTTTTAGTAGCATTTGCCTGTATTATCTTGGCTTTTGCTTCTTCTTCGGTTGATTTCTTTAGTTGTTTCTGCGCTGTTTCTAATGCTTTTGTGGTTGATTTTGCTACAGTAAGGTCATCATTAAACTTCTTTACGTCTTTAGAGTTCTTAAAGGCGTTTGTTTTGAGCATTTCTTTCTGAACTTTTAATAACTTTTCAAGTTCAGCAATTAAAATTTTAGTTTCCTCTGTTACTGATTTTATTGCATTTGGAGCAACTATGTCAGCACGTTCAATTCTTTTTGTAGCCATTTAGCAAAAATACTAAATAATAAGGTCTTTATTTTTCTTTGCTCAGTTGCTTTGATTGCTTTGAAAGTATGTTTAAGTTCACAATATACATCCTAGTAGATAGTTCAGAAGGGTTGACTGGATATAATTGTTTGGACATTACGCTGATGATTTCATAAAAATCAAATTGCTGCTCATCTTTCTTTTCTTGCAGTTCTTCCTCTTGCTTTGCAATTATTTTATCCGCTAATGAATTGCTTAAATGTGCGTTTATTTGTTTTAATGCCGCCCTTTGCTGCTTCTTTAGGCTTTCTAAATACTCACTACTTTTTAAATGTTGGTCAATGATTTGGTTTGTAATTATATCCCAAGCCTCAGAAAGTTTTTTATCTGATGGCTTTCCTTCAATAATTAAATGGTCTAAATTATGGTCTTCTAAAATATAGTTATATTTCAAACAAGGTAAATCGTCTATTGATGTGTAGTATTTTACTTTTTCCATTCTTCTAATAGTACTTCAATCATTACAGGAATTGCACTGTCAATTAATTCGTTAAAACTAGCCTCGTTTAATCCTAAAACTTCCCAAGTTGGTAGAAGTTTCTCGAAATCCGCTCCGCTTTCACCTTCCTTTGTTGGTTCTTTTACTAAATCGCCAAACTCTAAAATATAATCATCCGTGACACTGACCACTTTAAAAGACTTGTACAGCGCTCCAGTTTCGAACAATGTCCACGGTCCTGGTCTTTTTCCGTATCTAATTATTGACTCTCGCGAGTATGGAGGCATTATTCTGTTATTCGCTGCTTGACCTTCTTTTAATTGCCCTAAGTTTAGACTAATGACTAAATCTTTTATTGGCTTCTTTTTAAACGTCAAGACAAACACCTTACCAATGTCGGTTTTATTTATATTCTCAGCTAATTTTTTAAGTGCATACATTCTTCAAAGTAAAGCAAAAAAAAAGCCCTAATTTCTCAGGGCTTCATTTTTTTTATAATTATTGCTACTTAATGCGCTTTCGCTTTGTCACCTTTTTAGGATACTGTTCTTTGTATTCCTTCCAAAGTTTATTAAAATCACTTCTAACGCCTCCGCTAACAAGTAGCTTCATAAATGCTTCTTTACCTTCGATTGTAGGTTCAAACGCATCGTTTGCAATAGTAATGTTTGGGTAATAACTTAGCATTACACTTGTACAATTTCTACTGATTTAATTTTCGAGTCATCAAATCCAAATACTGGAGTTGTAGCTGAAGCATCTAATGAAATTACAAATTTCTCACCAACTGTTGGAGTAGCCATTGCATAAGTAAATGCATAAGTACCTGGACTTGTTGAACTTTCTGCTGCTCCTGAAATAGTAACGATATTTCCTACTGTCGTTAAATTAGTAGCTATAAAATTTTGATAAATTAAACCAGATGCTGTTCCTGGATTTTTTAAAGAACCGAAACCATTGGTAATTTTCATTGAAAAAGTTGTCGAAGTTTGTGCAGGAGACGTTAATAATGTTCCAGTTAAATCAATCAAGCCGTTATAAGACAACCAATCAACATCATTTGCAAAGTCAGTCGACAAAAGCATTCTAACATCTGAATCCTTTACAGAAATACTCCATTGAAAGCCTAATTGAATTTTAGCAATTGTTGTATCTGTTGTGTCCATTGTTCGAACATCCCAAGTCTCTTGGTCTAATGACAGTGGAGCAAGGTAAAGAGGGTCTGAACCATCACCGATAAGATTGCCTTGAGCATCTACTATGTATGCGCCCATATTTGAACAACCAAACGCTTCAATTTGCTTTGCATAATCTCCAGACAAAGAAAGCATTTGACCGCTAAAAGTTTTAACACCGTTACGAATCTTCACGTTTTTTCCACTTGGAAAATCTTCCGTAACTGGGTCACCTCTTTCGTTCGTTACGTTTTCCATTTCTGGAAGCGGATAGAATCTTTTTTTATCGTCTGCCTCATTTAGCAAATCAATAATTTCAGCGTTCGTAGGAATTGAAGCTATTTCTATTCTGTTTTTTACATTACTAGCATCTACTAGAGGTACTAGAATTAGACGTTTTGCAACGTCTTGAATTGGCATACAACCAGGTGTGCCAGTATTTGATAAAGTTACATTGCAATCACAAGATGCTGCCATAATGTTAAGTTTTTAATTTAATACAAAAATAAGTAATTTTATTCAATGTCAAAACCAATATTAAAGCCTGAGCCAAAAGCAAAACCGTTGACGGTAATACTTTGTCGTGTTGGGCAAATCATACTCCTTTTAATTGGTATGTCTATCGATGCCTCTACGCCCGAAAGCATTGAAACCGTTAAGATATTCGTGTCCTCCGATTGGCTTACAGAATCACCTCCAACAATAAACTTTTCGTGGCTTATAAAATCAGTCGAACCGATTAAACCAGTTTGAGTACTTTTTTTAATAGCTGAATAAGTCGATTGCGCCAATGACATCATCGGCTCAATTATTTCAGTCCTTCTTTTTTCGCTTAAATAGTCATTGTATTTATCTGAGTTGAGAAAGAACAACCTTACCGAACCTTCTGAATCTATAACGCTGTCAACATCTGCGCTCCTGCTTCTGGTTTGTCGGTTAAAACACCACACAATCGGAAACCAAGTAGAAGTATTTCCGTTTGACCTTGCTTTTAATAGCAGTTCAAAGTTTGTTTGGGTTAATGAACCAGCTACAAAGTAAGGATTTTGCAAAGGTTTTTCACCTGTGCTTGGTGCAAGTGCTTGCTTGTTTTCTTCTTGAACTATAAAGAATTTGTTTATAGTAAAATCGGTTACCTTATAATCGTTTCCGTCAATTGTTAGCCTAGCTTTAGTATTTAACCAGTGGGTATTTAGCGTATAACATTTATATCTGCTATCAGATAACACTTCAACGAAATAAATGTCAACCTTTAAATTTAGATTTGCAATTATTCCACTTAAAAGGTTTTCTACTAATATCATAAAGGGCTGTATAAATCAGGTACAAATCCGTTAAAATCTGGGTAATCCGTTGGGTTTTCCCTAACATAACCTTGCAAACTAGTTATATTTTCAAAGTTTCTATTGGTTAAAAGTCCGTTTTTAGTTATTAAACTATTCGACTGAGCCGCTTCTTGTGTTATTCTCATATTTCCAGAACCGCTATTAAATGCAGTCTGGTCACTAGTAAAAGAAATAAAGACCATTGTTTTCAAAATGTCCTTTAATCCTGTTGTGTGATACGGTTCGTTTGAGATAGTAAAGTCCAATTCATTGAAAATAGTCACATATTTTGCTGTCTGTGGTATTCTAGGCGTTCCTGTTAGGTCAGCTATAAACGCATCGCCTAAAGTCTTGCCTAGTATCAACCTAATATTGTTATTTTCTAGCTTTTCAGTAATGTAAAAGTCTAGTTCGTCAACACTAAACTGGTTTTCTGTTATTGCTGTGATTCCGCTGTGGAAATCTTGCCTTTGAATTATCGTTGCCATTTTAAAAAAATACTAATACTATCTAAATGAAATATCCTTCAGTTGCTAATGTGTCCACATACTCAACAATGTTGGCTGTTCCTAGATTATCTGATAGGTCTGTGAAGTTTACCGTTTGAGCGTTTAGGTTGTTATCTGTAGGTATTACTTGCATAAATCCACCTATTGCAGATGCTCCATTTGTTGCAATTACGCTGGCTTTTGAAAAGTAATATTGGAAGCCTCCACCTGCATTAGATTCTTTGGTCACGCTGTGGGTTGAATGTGTAATTATTTCTATTGTATAAGCCATTTTATACTATTTCAATTAAGCCTTTACGCTTTAAATTATTGGCTGCAAGCTGGGCAGTTTTAAAAGATTCTGAAATAGTGCAAAGGTCTAATATTTTACCCTTTTTAAACGTCTTACCCATATAAGGAAAAGGCTTTAAAAATTTAATCATTAATTTGTCTTGCATTATTTAGATTTCTTTCTTGTGGTTTTCTGCGCTGGTTTTGCTGCGCCTTTTTCTTCTGCCTGACCTGTTGACATTAAGTGTTTAGCATCGTGATTAGAGACATTGTACTCCTTACCTATAACTAGATATTGAATATCGCCTTCTTTTACTTTTTTTCCAATTACAATCATCTGTTTAATTTTTATCAAAGGTAAAAAAAAAAGCCTCAACAAAATGCTGAGGCTTTTAATTTTATAAATTAGAAAAATCTATATTATTAAGCTAGAGCAGTTAAGGCAGCAGTAATATCAAGAACTTTCTTGAATCCTGTTTCGTCTGCTGTTCTAATTAAAAGATTTTCTCTTTTTCTAGCTTTCAAGCTAATCAAATCAGAAGTAAATTGGTTTCCGATATAACCAGTAGAAACCGAATAACCTTCAACTTCATAGATTTTACCGTAATCACTATCTCCTACAACCATAGTATTCTGAGGTACTCCGTTGTTTACTACAATAGTCATTCCTGCAACAACTGAACCATCAGCAGAAACAAATGGAGGAACAAGATAGTTGTTATTTATATCTTTCTTCAACTTCATTTTGTTAACATCAACGATATTCATTAATGCGAAATTTGGCATATATTTAGAGCCACCAGTCACAACAATATCTTCGTGCATCTTAACTATTAAGTCATAGATATTAGCATCAACAATTCCAGAACTTGCCGCAAGGTATGTACCTGCAGATGTAAATACACCTTTCATATTAGTTCCAGTACCATCGCCATTAACTAGCTGTGTATCTTCAATAATAGAAACGTTTACTCTAAGGAAATTCTCAAGTTCTCTTGTGAATCTTGGAATGTCATATATAGCTTCTTCGCTCATTGGAATAGTATCTCCAATCTTTTGTAGACTTAAGCTATACTCAGCAAAAGTTGCTGTTGATTCTGGGAATTGCAATCCTTCAGCAACCATTGCAGCCGCTCTTACTGATGTAGCCTCATCCCAATCCGCATAACGAATTACTCCATTTGAACCTTCGCCAACAGGCACTTTTTCAAACAAATCATAAGCAGTTAATTGTCTTGTAGCTAATTGACCAATAGTATCAAGTCTCATTGCTTGTGTGCTGTTTGCAACACTAGCAGAAGTAAAGTTAGCCTTTACAACAAAATCGTGAGATTTGTTTCCTTTTATAGCTGTTTCAATATTCTTAGATTCTTTTGAAACCTGAGATAATACTGTTTCTGAATTGCTTGCACCTACTTTGGCATCCAATAAAGACTTGATAGCTTTTCCTTGTTCCTTAACAATTTTGTCAACTGATTCAGAACGCTCAAGCATTGCTTTTGTTTGTGAAGCAGCTAATGATTTAAGTTCTTCTTTTGTTGCTCCGTTTTCAATTGCAGTTTCCATAGTTTTGGCAATTGCAGTTAAATAATCAGAATAAAGTTCCGCACTTTCTTCTGCTGTTTTTGTTGCGAAATTTTCCTTAGAAATACTTTTAGTTTCTAGGAATGCCGCAAAATTTAAAGTTTTCATATTAATGAATTTTAAAATTGTGATAAATAAAAATTTGATAATTTCTGCGGCTTCTCGACCTCTGGAAGTGTTTTATCAACGGCTTCACCTTCTTGAAGTGCCTTATATTGATTGCAAAAATGCAAAAAATTCTCTTTAGTTGGATTGGTTTTGACTTTTTCGCTTAGTTCATTCAAAGCCTCAAAGTCATAAGTTTTAGTTTCTAGTGTCGGGGTCAATTCGTTTGAGCCAGCAATTACACAGCTAATCTCAATTAGCTTTGCCTCTGTTACTGCCCAAAAGAAACCTTGCTCCTCAGCCTTTTCTAAATTGATTACTTCGTCCTTGTATTTATTCCAAGTCGCATACTCTTCTTCTTCCTCTGGGTCATTTACAGCCAAATCAATTTTGACGTATTGCATACCAACTGAATGTTGATTAATTGAACCGTTCAAATAATCCTTGAATATATTAGGATTCCTTTCTTTTTCTATTCGTGTGTCCATTAATAAGGCGGTTGTCATTCCGCCTGTTTTCAAGCCCACATCAGCCCAAGAAACTTCTTTTTCATAAACCTCCAAAGGTGTACCAACTTTCGCGGCTAATTCGTGTACGTGGTCGTGCAGGTGTAAGACTTTTGTTCCGTTTTCTTTGATTGATTTAGAGAAAATTCCTTTGAAGTGTACGTCATCGTGACTATCCATAAATCCATAGGTGTTCCCGACGATTGTACGATATATTTCGGAGTCTGAATCTGGAGTATTAACATCGGCTTTCGTTGTTATTTGGGCTTTTGTATCAAAGCTAATAATGTCACCTTTTTTTAATTGGGCTTTCTTCAGCTTAATAATTTCAGCTTTGTTTTTTATGAGTTCTTTGATATTCATTTCCGTATGATTTTCTTATTTTCAATCGCCTTCTTTTTAGCCTTTAATGACTTACTTAGCTTTTCCTTATCAACTTTAATAACCTTTCTCTTATCGCTCATTTTGTGTAGTTTGTTTAGCAGTTGCGCTTGCTACATTCATTGCTGGTTCGTTAATTTCCTCTAAGCCTATTTCTGCTCTCGCCTCATTTGGTGTTATAATTCCAGCTTTTACATCTTCTCTGGCTTCTTTTCTTCGCTCTGTTGGTGTTGGATTTAAAGCATCAATTTTGGAAATCTTAACTCCTAAACAATAATCACCAAATTGACTTAAAAATTTACGCTCATAAGCTGCGGCAATCTTGTAAAAAGTAGGAATGTATAACTCAGAATACGCTTCTTTCTTTGCTTCTTTTACGTTGTTGTATGTAGCTGTTGCATTATCGTTTACTAGAACGGAAGGCAATCCCCAAACCGCAGAAAGTTCACGAATCAATTGAGTTTTATTTTCAATTGTTTGCATATCGGTTGACGATGCGTTAAGCTGTTGAACTGTTACAGGTGTTTTAATAACGTGAACACTATTCATTTTATCCGCTCCGCCTATTACCCTGTTCAAAGCCTTTTGCAAGAATGTTTGGTCTTTTGGTTGCATTGATTGACCTGCGTCACCTGATGCGCTAACCAAAGCAGAAACACCTCTGTTTTGAAAGTATTCGCTTAAAGCAATCTCAATATTATTTGAGGCGTTTAATATATTTTGAGCCGCTTGTAGTGGAGATAATCCGTTTTTGTCTTGCAGTCCTGTGATAGTTGGGTTATTCATTGCAACGTGCATTACAAATTCAGGGTCTATTTTTTTAACAAATAAAGCATTATTGAAATCATAACTCTGGACATTGCTTAAAATACTACTATCGTAATTATTAATCTCTACATTTTGAGGAGGCAAAATTACTTGTCTGCCACCCATAAAGCCAACAGAATCAACATCATTGTAAATATAGCCTTCACCAGTTAATTCGTAAAATGTCACCAATTGCTCCCAAAACTCATTAAAACTTTGGAAGTCATTAGGCTTATAAACAAAATCGTAAACGTCTCCGCTTGTTATTTCTTCGCCTGTGTTCTTATCGTAAATGTAAATAGGTAGATTTGAGATGGCTACAGATATTCTTTTGACAATCGTATAAACAACAGCACTACCTAAATACCCCCTTTGAATTGCCTCTTGGTCTGATATAGTCGAGCCGTTTAGTCCTTCGCCAATCTTAAAAAAATTGTTCGGAAATGCCTGTAAATTATCCCTTAAACGTCTACCAAAATCATTATACGACATATTTTCTTCCTTTGTATGCAAAATTAACCAAAATTTATCTTATAGCCCCCAAAGATGCAACTGCGTGTATGCGTACCCAATCCCATCAATTGAATGATTATCCCTGTCTACTGGTAGTTCTGCTCTCTTATTGCTCCAAACATAGCTATTTAACTCCTTTTCAATGTCAGGCGAATCATCAACAATGATAAGATATTCTTGCAGCCACCTCAAACGCTCCGCTACAATTCCAGCCCTTTTATATGCTTTTACTGCGTTATAATTTGCCTGTCTTAACTGGTCAATGTTTAAGGGTTCTGAACTATCGCAGACAATCAAATCATCAGTTTTGCAGTTGGATTTTATAACGTTTAAAATATTAGGCATTGATAAATTAGAAGCATAGGCGATTTGCTTAACGTAAAGGATTTTAGCTTTTTTATCTACCGCTATTTTCGTGAGCGTAAAAGGGTCAGTCCAGCCCCAATCTAAGCCAAACACATACGGAAGCGAATCGTTAAATTTACCTCTTTTCCACCGTTTTAAAATAGCCCCTTCCAATGGTGCATACTCACCTTTTCCGTAAACCTTCCACCTGTACTCGTCTGCTGTTCCTTGCTCAATGTTTTCAGGTGTTGGCTGGTAGCTTAGAATCTTATTAATAATACTTTGGTCTAGGAATGGGTTTGTATCATAGGTACTTTTTAAAGTTCTAACATTATCCCTCCGCTCATATTCCTTTTCCTTCAGCCAAAACTCACCAGATGGGTTAAAATCTACCCAAGTATGGGTTTTTGTCCTTACATAAATAGCCTCAAATATGCCGAAACTGATGCCATTAACCTCGTTAAAAAAAGCATAATCCCTTTTGCCATTCTTTGCATCCTGCTCATCGTCATAAGAATTAAATTCAATTACTGAACCGTTATAGAAATGAATAATGCGCTCCGATTTATTGTAGAACTTAATAATATTCTTGCACCAATCCGAAGTTGATATTATCATTAGAACGTCTCTAATCGCTCCTTTTTTTAGGTTTGGTATATCTTGCCCAACTACTGTAGTTATCGTGTTAGGATTGTTCCAAGCGTTAACTATCAGCACCTGCATAATTGAGTAAGTCTTTCCGCTTGAAGTACCGCCTCGATTTACAGTTAGGTCTATTCCTTCTGGTATTTCAATATTCTTTTTGAATAATAAACTTACTCGAAATGGTTTTTTAGATAACTTCTGGCTCATTACCTTCTGCTATAAACGAGATGTCACCACTTTCAAATTCGTGTGATATTTCTTGTCGTTCTACATAGCCTCTTTTCTTTCCTTTGGTCTTTAGAAAAAATATTGTAGCAGCCGCAGAGCCATCTTTAATCTGCATATGCAAATGGCTTTCTGCAAAATCAATAGCCACGTTTTCAATATCCCTAACTTCAGCAGCAAATTGCTCATCGTCTTTTAACCATTGGTAAAAAGTAGTCCGACCTACTCCAACCTTCTTACAAGCTGTTGTGACTACCCCTAGTGCAGATTCTAAAGCTTCAAGTATTGCCTTTTTATGGTGTTCGGTTCTGTTTTGTTCTGTCATATTATTTCATTTCAAATGATGCCGTTATTCTGTTTTTAGATATTTGCATATTACCAACTGTAGTTCCTTTTGACTGTGATGTTGTTCTTCCAAATCTTGTTGTTATCCATTTATTAGATTTCTTTAAAGCATAAATTAAACTTGGAGATGATGTAACAATGTTATATCTATACTTATCTTTTTTATATATTTTTCCTATTTCTTCTAAAAATTTAATACCAAAACCTGCTCCTTGATAATCAGGTAATATAACTAATCTATGTACTTTTTTTATATTTTTAACTTTTGGATGAGGAAAATGTAAAACACTTAAAAAACCTGCTATCTCATCATTTACAGTTGCTAAATAAACGTGTGCTGCATTATTATGACTATGACTTAAATAATGGTGTTTAGCAAACATTCTCCAAATTGATTTGTCTTTTGCTTTGTAGATGTTGAATTTAATTTTTGGTCTATTTTTTTTTTTTCTCTTCTTT